TCCTGGCCTCGATGTCGGGCACGTCTGGGACACTAGGTCTGCGAGCCGCTGCCGGTAGCCGTTCGCACCGCCATCGGCCCCGCCTTGCGCGGGGCTGATGTGCATGTCGTGAAAGTAAGAGTTCACGATCTAACTCCCCATCGTCCTCAGGGACTGGTGGGGTTTTATCCACCCGCGCTGGGCGCAGACGGGCCTCCAAATCCTGTCGTGCTGAGTTCGATTCTCAGGGGTGGGGCGAACACTTCTCATAGGCCGAGCCTGACTTCCGCTTATGAGTAGTTCCCCATTGATCCCTGCGGCACTGCAATGCAGTAACGCAGCCATTTAACCTGCATCCTGATGCCAGATAAGGAGAGGTTATGGATGACGACATCTGGGACTTCCTCGGATATGTCGAATACGACGAAGACTGAGTCTTGATTGAGTGTGACAACTGTGGACGGGCTTTCGAGCCTGTCTATTCGCGGTGGCTTTGCCCCGTATGTAAGTACAAGGCGCACTGTTGCGAGGGTGCGCCTATCCCACCAATAGAAGGAGAATGAAATGGCCCTTGGCGGCTCAATCACCATGCGTAACCCCGCTGGGGATACGCTGGTGGTCAGCATTACATCCACTACGGGACAGACATGGTTCACCGACGATGCCCTGTCCAGTGCCGCGTCGTTCCCGGCGACGCTCACTGACACGACCACCTACTACACGGGCATCAACGGCGTCAGCACCGTGTCGGTGCTGCGCAATGGGGTTCAGATCGCCAACACCCCAGACGGCACCCGCTCAGTTGAACTGCGCGAGGGGCAGAACTTGACGTTCGAGCCCTCCCCCGACGCAACCAAGCGCCTCGCCCCGGCAGAGATTGCGGCACGCTACGTCGGCAAGGCTGCCGATCTGAAGGCGGTCGTGGCCACGGGTACCGCATCGGTAAACTTCGATGCGATTGCCGCTGGCTCGACAGGCTCCAAGACGTTCACGCTGACTGGCGTTGCCGCTGGGGACATCGTCGTGGTCAACCCGCCCGTCCTCACGACGGGTCTGGCGTTCGCTGGTGCCGCTGTCACAGGTGCTAACACTGTGACGGTGTACGCCGTGAACTCATCTGCTGCCGCGATCGACCAGGCTGCTGCCACGTTCTCGTACCTCTGGTTCGACCTGACCTGATCTATCTCTCCTTCTATCGGCGTGGGGTCGCTCGGCATGAGCGGCCCCACGTCTGGTGAGTCACGTCTGGAGGACGCTTGTCTCAGAATGTCGTCACTACGCCGATCATCCCGGTCGGCGTAGTCGGTACTGCCGCGTCCTACTCGCCTGACTCAATCCGATACGACTACGCAATCGGTGAGCTCCCTTTCCTGTCACTCACCTCGGATGCCACTCCCTATGAGCGTGCCCTTGCGCCTGTGCGCAAGCAGCAGGTAGATCAGTCGGCAGCTCCTGGTGACCAGTCTCTGGACTCATGGTGGCTGCGCTCCCAGACCGACTGGTCTGGCGGCGCTGGCGTCAAGTTTATGGAGCCTGCTGAAAATGAGCGCATCCAGAGAAGGTTCGACGCCAGTGCAGGTATCGACATCTGGGAGCTTGGTCAGATCTCACTCCTCAGGTCGACGTCGCAAGTCAAGTCCTTCTCGTTGACCGATACCGCTCGGCTCGTCAAGTACGGCACTGGAGTGCAGTTTTACATGGGCGTCGGTAGCAGCATTGACCGATACAACGCTGGCACTACTACGGCGACTTCAGGCTTCTCCGGAACACTAGCCTACCTACTTCTCGCCGGGCCCAAGGTCCTGGCGATCAATGCCGCTGGAGGTATCTACTCGGCCACGAACGGGACCACCACGTTCACCAGCCTGTGGACGACATCGAATGGTGCGACCAAGGCGTGGTGGGTCAAGCAGCGGCTCCTCGTCGCCCAAGGTCAGGACCTCTTCGAGCTGTCCCTAGCTGGCGGCAATCTCGATGTGCAGACGGAGTTCTACAAGCATCCCGACTCGTCCTGGGTGTGGACGAGTGCGGCAGAAGCCCCCGGTGCCCTGCTAGTAGCCGGGTACGGCGATAGTGGCTCCGCCATCTATCGCTTCGTTCTCGATGCCCAGGGCGATCTACCTACCCTGTCTGGTGCAATCACGACGGCTGAGCTTCCCGTTGGTGAGCAGATCCTCGACATCATCAGTTACCTCGGGGCCTATGTAGTTATTGCGACAAACCTTGGCATTCGCGTCGGCACGGTGGCTACGGAGGGGCAGGTTACCTACGGCCCCTTCACCTATGAGGGTGCCACCTCGGGCGGCCTTCGTCCCTTCGACCGCTTCGTCTTTACTGGCGTGACTGATGCTGGTGACGGTCGACCCGGGCTGATTCGCATGGACCTTTCGGACCTGGATGAGTCCGGTCGAGTTCCATGGGCGAATGACGTTCGAGCCCCTTCCGGTCAGTCGGGGACAGTCACGGGCATCGTGGCAACATCGGCCAGCGATCTAGCCCTAGTTCTCACTGGCACCACGGCGCGGGTCTACGCGACGGGCTCGAACCTTGAGTCGACTGGATTCATCCAGTCGGGTGCGGTTCGGTACGGAACCCTCGAGCTCAAGAACTTCGACTCCATTCGCATGGAGATTGCGCGTCCAGTGAAGGGTTCGACGTCCATCAGGGTTGTCGACCGAGATGGCACGGCCACGACTGTCGGCCTAGCTGATGCCTCATCCAATCTCGACCAGTCATTCTCGATCGGATATCCAGTAACTCCGCAGCAACAGCTCGCTGTGAGGCTTGAGCTGACTCGTGACTCCTCCGACAACACTAAGGGTCCGATCATCCAGGGCTGGCAGATCCGGGCTCTGCCCGCCGTGACGCGGGCAGAACTGCTCCGCATCCAGCTTTCGTGCTTCGACTTTGAGCGTGACCAGTACGGAGTGCTGAAAGGGTACGACGGGTCTGCCCTGGCTCGGTGGCAGGCCCTTCGCGACACTGTGAACTACGGCCCGACCGTCCGACTACAGGACCTCAATACTCTTGAGGCTCTAATTGTCGTGGTTGAGGAGCTCAGCTTCTCGCAGATCGCTCCTCCCACTGATGGATCCGGGTTCGGTGGAGTGATCTCACTCACGGCTCGAACAGTATGAAAGCCCGCCTCGTGCCCGCATCGCTTGGCGATGACGGGCCGGATGTGGCATGGGCTCAGGGAAAGCTAGGGATCGCCCCGGCTGACGGTGTCTTCGATGAGGCGACCGCTGCACGTCTGCGCGGTCTTCAGTTAGCAAACCGACTCCCCATCACTGGGGAGCTAGACGGAGAAACGGTCGCATGCTTGATACGCCTCAGGTAGATGACGTGATCTTGTGGTTAGGAGCAGTCATTGGCGCCCTTGTGGTTATTACCAGCGGTCTGGTTGCACTGCATCGAGTTGTCTTTGGTCCGGTTCGCAAAGACATCGACTCCATACGTAAGGAGCTTCATCGAAATGGCGGGTCGTCTCTAAGGGACGCTGTCGACCGGATCGAGGAACGCCAGCAAGACATACAGACAGACGTCCGCCGCACTGCCGAGCGACTGGACGATCACATCATCTGGCACCTGGAGGAAAAGCAGTGACCGCATTTGAACAATGGCTGGCAAGTAGTCCAACCGGATCATTCTTAAAGATTGCATTTGCCGCAGCGCTCGGCGCGCTTGGCTCGTACCTGGCTACCGCCGAGGTGCACCCGCTAGTGGTGGCCCTCACCGCTGCTGTCCTCCCGGTGGTCATCAACTACCTCAACCCTCAGGACCCGCGCTACGGAAAAGGTACTGAGCGACATCTAGATCTTTGGCTCGAGGAGGACGTGTGAGCGTTTGGCTCACCGACATGGTGAAGGTGCTGCGCCAGGCTGGCGTGGACGCCGAGGGCATGACGTACAAGTACGGTCGTTACGCGGGAAAGTCCTGGAAGGACGTTGGCTGGAACGGGATCGGCCTGACTGAGCTGCGCGGCGTCATGTGGCATCACGATGCGAGTCCAGCGAATCAGCCTTCGCCTGGAGCTTTGGGTTGGTGCATGTACTCCGAGCTTGCTCCGTGTGCCTCGATCTGGGTGGACATGCAGGGCAAGTGGCATGTGTTCGCCGCTGGTCTGGCGAACCATGCAGGGGTCGGCTCTTCTGCCCTGGCCCCTAACTCCACGGGTAACCAGTTTTATCTTGGGATTGAGACGGATCACACGGATGGGGAGAAGTGGCCCAAGGAGCAGGTGTCCAGCCTGCGGAAGGGCACTGCTGCCTTGATGAAGCATTACGGGCTGGATCCGAAGGTAGCGCTGGAGTTCCACAAGACCTACGCACTTCCCGTGGGTAGAAAGAATGACCCGGACGGCCTAGACCTGAAGACCGAACGGAGGCGGGTAGCCCGCCTCATGCAGGCAAATCAAAATGGAATCAAGGCACTGCTGGATCGCTGGTTCTCCCTGGTGGGATAGCAACAAGCGTCCACAGGATGCCTCCAGATGGCTCTCTCACCCATTCTGAGGGCCTAACAGCCAGGAGGGGTACCCCACACGGGGTACCCCTCCTTTTGGCGTTTCTGGGTGCCTCTATTTGGGTATGTCCTTTATGTCCGAATAGACGACGAAGTCCCTGCGGGGGGCTCGAGAGCCGACCTGGAAGTGCCAGTCCTCACTAAGCTGGCGCCAGCACTTGTCGCACAGGTCCACGGTGAACGGGACCACGTCCCGCTTGCCGGAGATCTGGGTGACGTCGCGTGCGGTGCCGCAGCCGTCACATTCCAGCAGCATGCGCTTGGCCATCTGTACTCCTCAGGCTTACGACGTTATTCGCCTGAAGGGAAGGGTACATGGGGGAGTCCTCGTAGCGACGATTGCGTCGCTCTCGGTCGGCGGTGAGTCCTAGGTAGAGCTCGGTCATGAGAACCGATTTGTGGTGAAGCCAAGCGCTCACTTGTCGCAGTGCGTCATCCACCCCTTCCGCCACAAGCTCCTGGTAGAGCGAGCGAGCAGCACTTCGTCTAAGGGTGTGTGAGCCGCAGTGCTTGCCCTGCACGTCCCAGCCGATCTCGGTCAGGACGCGCTGCACATTGGCATGCATGGTGCGGGGTCTGATGTGGTGAACTAGACGGTCGCGACGGCGGATGGTCATCGCTCCATCCGGGCCTTCATTCCATCCGGCTGGACGGCGGGTGGGGACGAGGTACCAGTCTCCACGCAGGGGGCCGCACTCGTCGGTGTAGTAGGTCAGCCACTTGCGCAGCTCGGCACGCAACTCGGGAACGATCCGCATCTGGTCTCGTTCTTTCGTCTTGTGTAGCACCACGTTGAGGGTGTTCAGCTCGAGGTTCACGTCCTTGATGCGGATTGAGAGGATCTCGGACTGGCGTAGCAACGTGTACAGACCTAGCGCAATGTAGATCCGCTCCCTTGCGTGAATGCCCTCGGCCACGTCCAGGACCAGGGGGAACTCCGACAGGTTGATCATGTCGTGGTCACGCCGAATCGACTTTCGGGAGCGGCGTCCGGACAGGGGATTGTGATTGACATCCATCAGGGAGTTGTCTCGGCACCACCGGAAGAAGCTGCCCAGGGTCGACAGCAGGCAATTAATGGTCGCGTCCGAATTGCCCAGTTTGTTGCAGTAATCAATCATCTGAGAGACGTGATTGCGATCCAGCCTGCGCACGTCGATCTGGGGATCGACGGCGCGCATGGCCTTGTTGAGAGCTGTCCGATTTACAACCAGGGTGTTGGGCGTGTAGCCATCGATCTCCCGGTCCCTGAGGTAGCGCTGCACGGCTGTTGCAAATGTGGTCTTCATCTGTCCTCCTGGGGGCAAGTAATTGCCAACATGATAACGCAGCATACTCGCGGATATGTGATCTTGCTACTGACGTGGGGAAACACACCCCCTCCTTGGGGGTTTGGTTATGTGACATGTCGACTGTATCCTGCTTACATGGCTGCTCCGAGGTACCTTCCAAGCGATTCCAAGCTCGCTGAGCTGGCTCGCACAATGACCCACGCGGAGATTGCCGAGTACGTCTACAAGACGACCGGGGTCAAGGTAGGGCGATCGACGGTGAGCGCAGCCCTGTCGAGGGCTGGGCTCACTAGTCGGGTGAGGTACTCCGACGCTTTGCCATGGGAGCGAATCAAGATCGAGCACAACGGCCACTATGCCGCACAAATGCTGCGAGCGGGAGCCCGGATTGATGCTGGGCAGAAAGTGTCCGACGATCTGGCCGAGAGATACCGCTCCTGGCAGGAGCGCCTGGATGCTGAGGGGGCCGTCGTCCACTACGACCTGGACACGGAGGCGGGATTTTTCTACATCAAGCGCCGCAAAGGCATCGACAAGGGGATGATCCGAAACCCCAAGGTCCCCTAGAGTCTCGGGGCCTGGAGCCAGGCCCCTTGCCTCTAGTCCTGTATCCCGGAGCCCGATCTAGGAATACGCCCCCCTACCCCCCAGGGAAAAACCCTTGAGGAATAAGGGGAAACGCTCCTCCGGTACATCCCGTCACCGTCACTGAGGTTCCCGCCCCACGCTGACGCGCGGCAGCATCGTAACACAGCAACACGCCGAGTATGCAGGGTGCTTGCGCGGAGCCTCGAGATTCCGTAAACTGTGCTGGGTCAGCATTGTCTCTATAAGTCATCAGCCTTCGGGGGGTTTTGGTGGAGATCGTGATCGACAACCTCGTGATCTATGCACACATTGACGAAGAGTCGGGTGAAGCGGTGGTTGCCCAGGGTCCTGAGGCAACGCCTCAGGAGCTAGGGGACGTGTACCGCGCGCTCGTCAAGCGCGGCTACTGCACGGTACGGGCCTCCTGGTTCGACGCCGACTGGGGTCGCGACCTTCATGTCCTCGAGAAACAAACCTCATAGGGGGGATAGCAAAGCAACATGGCAACGCATCTGTCTAACTCGCAGTTCGGTGATTACACCCGGTGCGGCAAGTCCTACCAGCTCAAGCGCCTCCAGCACGCACCCCAAGTTCCCTCCGTCTGGCTCGTCGGAGGAAAGGCAGTTCACATGGCAATCGAGTCAATCAATCGACACATCTACGAGAACCAGCGATAACCGTGAGAGGACTCATGTCTACACACATCGTCACGGTGCGCGTTGAGCGCACCCTCAACCATCTCTACCCGATTGGCTCGGACACTCCGATCCCCGAGTCCGCAGTCGTCAGCATCGAGGCAGACCCCCTGGCTGATCTGCCTAACCGCTCGAACCTCCGCGTCGGTGACGTCGTACTTGACGCCACCGGAATGCCGTTCGTCATTGATACACGCAAGGACCCCGGCTTCGGCTGGCTGGATGTGCTTCATGCCTACCGAGCGGACACTCTCGATGACTCCTCTGTCACTGAGCTCGAGGCTCCGATCAGCCTGCTGGCTCGCAACGGTGAGCCCATCGAAGGTGTGATGTTTCGGTGAATCTCGACCTTCCCCGCATCTGGGGTGAGTCGTGGTCCGCTGCGCTGCTTGAGACGCAGGGGTCCACTGCCCACCCAGAGAGCGAGTGGAGGAGTGCAGGCCGCAAGACTAAGGAGTGGCCGGGAGGCCAGGACTTGGACTACTGGGAGCGCACGGGCATCGATCAGGTGTCGGCTTACACGACCTGGATGGATGAGCAGATCAGGGCCGGGTGGCGTATCGCCACCGTGGGCGATCAGCCCGCCATCGAGTTTGAGATCCGCGCCAAGTTCGGGGGGGTCGAAGTGCTCGGCTTTGCCGACTGCATGTACGAGACCCCCGACCTCCTCCTGGTCGACTACAAGACAGGGGCCAAGGTCCCGAACACTTTCTTTCAGTTGTGCCTATATGCGCAGGCCATCGAGCGTCAGTACGGAGTGCGGCCCAAGCTTGGCGCCTACTTCATGACGCGTGAGGGGAAGCTCTCCGCACCCGAGTCGCTCGATCGCTACTCGGACGACTACTTCGATCGAGTGTTCTCGCAGCTCGATCAGGTTCGTACCAGTGGGGGCCCGTTCCTTCCGAACATCGGCAGGGATTGCTCCACCTGTGACGTCGCCCATGCGTGCTATGCACGCAGCGGCCCCAACGCTCATCTCTACGACCCCGACCATCCACAGTTTGGAGTTCGCAAGTGACAACATTCGCTATCCAGGCCAACTACAAGTGGGGGCCTGACCGCAAGGAACACATGCTCAACATCCAGGGCGATGACAGCATTGAGTTCGAAATGAACCTTGCCTGGGTTCGGGACAACATCCAGGACATCGTGTCCCTAGGCGACCTCATTGTCGGCGGCTCCGTGGTCACGGCCACCATGTCACCGCAGGGGACTACCGCGGTAGTCGTCAGCGAGCTTGCGAGTGGCGACACCTCTCTCGCTATCGAGTCCGATAAGTGGGGAAAGAAGTTCGCCTACGGACACCCTGATGCCCCGGATCTGCCGGACGGTCGGGGTAAGTACATCCTCAAGTACGTCACGCTCAAGGCCGGCACGGAGAAGAAGGTCTGGGTTGATCCGGCAGAGGGCCCTCGGCCCTGCAAGCCGGGTGCAGCTAAGGCCAAGCAGATCTGGGTCAATGAGTAGTGCGCACACTGGGACAGGTGCTTGAGCACCAGGGTCCATCGGGAGCTGTGCTTCCGGAGATCCTGCCCACTCTGACGCACCGTGGCATTCGCCTGCGCCGAGGCCAGGTGACTATGGCTGTGGCCCAGCCCAACGGCGGGAAGTCCTTGTTCTCGCTTTGGTATGCGGTCGCATCGGGGGTTCGGTGTCTGTTCGTGTCCGCAGACACCGACCCCCACACCACGTTCCTGCGCGCACTTGCGATCGAGATGCAACTCACTACCGATGAGGTAGAGAATCTCGTACTCAACGACAAGGATAAGCTGCGCGAGGCGGCGTCACGACTGTCCGTCGTTCGCTTCGCGTTTGATCCCAGTCCCAGCCTTGAGGACATTGACCTAGAGGTGCAGGCGTACGAGGAAGTATTCGGCGCCTATCCCGAGTTGATCGTGGTCGACAACCTCATGAATGTCATGAGCATGTCTGACTCCGAATGGGCTGGCATGAGGGAAACCATGTCGTTCATGCACGTCCTCGCTCGCAAGACGGAGAGCTGCGTGCTGATCCTGCATCATGTGAGCGAGAACGACTCAAAGGCCCACTTCCCCGCACCCCGACGGGCTATCCAGGGCAAGGTGTCTCAGCTTGCCGAGCAGATCATCTCGCTGGCTATGGAGCCAGCCGCTGGCGTTCTGCGAGTGGCCTGCGTCAAGAACAGGCATGGCATGCACGATGCCAATGCCGAGGACTTCGAGACGGTCTACGTGGACCCACCACGGATGACGCTGTACTCCTCTATGCAGGAGATGCAAATGGCCCACACGAGGCGACAGTGGCACTAGACGACTGGGACTTCGACTCCGACGCCATGCACATTGTGGAGACCAGCATGGTCCACTACTTCGACCAGTTGAGTTCCGCAATGTACGACAGCGACGACGGCTACTTCTACGCCACAGAAAGCGGCATGCCGTTCTGTGGCTGTACCACTTGTACATGCAGGGAGATCCTGGCGTGGCTGGTGCCACGTATTGCCGAGCTCCACGAGAAGGGAAACTTGTGGCGGGCCGGTTCAAGATAGTCGAGATCTGGTGGGCCAAGGAGCTTGCGCGAATAAGCACTGTAATTACCAAGCACACTTTAGAGCTCCTCAATGACGAGGCCGTGGATGAACTCCACTCATTTACCTCGCACATTAGCAACATGGTAACGGGCGAGTACCGCAAGAGAATGGGAGTGATTGTCAATGAAGTACCCGAACTTCACCGGGAATGAGCCGTGCACTCAGGTGGGAAGCGAGCCCTTCTTTGAAGAGCCTGCCGGGAATGGAATCCTCATGCATCGCGCCCTGCTTGTCGACACGTGCAGCCACTGTCCCGTACTCGTGCAGTGCCGTAGCTGGGCACTGCATCATGAGGAGTACGGCTGGTGGGGTGGCACGACCCGACGCGAGCGCATCTCCTTGCGCAAGTCCCTTGGGATTAAGTTCGAGCCGCTGTCGGGGGCGTCATGATATGCGAGACCTGCCTGCGTGGGGCCGAGTACAATAAGATGTGGCGTAGGTATGGACATGGTGCTTACCTCACTGCCGCCGAGGCAGCGCATGGTCAGTGCTCCAGTTCCTGTGGGTGCCAGCACTCGGTTGGACTGGACTCCGTCGCCGTCATTCCCAGCGTGCCATGACCTCGGCGCAGAAGGCGAAGGGGGGGGCCTTTGAGCGTGACGCGCAGAATCACGCGCGTGCGCGTGGCCTGAGCATCGAGCGGCTCAGGGCTACGGGCACCCATGACGAGGGTGACCTGGCCCTGCAATCGGCAGCGATGTTCAAGCCCTCCATCGTGATCCCCGCTGCCCTGCACAAGAGGCGCATGAAGGGGATAGGCCAGGCGTACTTGACGATGGAGTACGACTCCTACCTGGATCTGAACGAGGCCATGGGTTATGGGCGAGTCGGATGGGTCACCATCATCGAGGCCAAGAATCGCAAGTCCATGGACCTGGCCGAGTGGATCGAAGAGGCCAAGGTCGAGGCAGCCAACTGGAAGAAGCACCGTGGGTTCGAGTAAGCCACGCCTGAACGTGGCCGAGATCGACAACGCCCAGGCGTTGGAGATTGTCTTCGAGCACTACGACTTGCGCTGGCCCAATGGATACGGGAACAGGGTCATCACCTGTCCTGTTCATGATGACAGGCACGCAAGTGCCTCGGTCAATACAAGCTCGGGGTTGTGGCAGTGCTTCGCTTGTCAAGCGAGTGGCGACGCCTACAACCTCATCATGGAGAAAGAGGGTGTGGGTTTTGCCGCAGCAGTCGAGCTATTCAGAGACATGGCTAACAAGAGTGGCCGAGAGGTACGCGGATCAACTGCTCGACAGTCCAGCTCTATCGTACCTAGAAGACAGGGGAGTGGACGAAACAACAGCCGTTACGTTCCGTCTTGGTTACGTAAGTAACCCCGACCCCGTCCACTCCATGTATGAGGGGATGCTGTCCATTCCCTACATGACCAGTGTTGGTGGCTGTAAGGCCATCAAGTTTCGTCGCATATCCGAGGGTGCTGGCCCCCGCTACCTGGCCCCACAGGGCCAGAAGTCCAGGCTGTACAACGTCACCGACCTGATTCCACTATCCCGCTTCGTCATCATCTGCGAGGGTGAGATGGATACCGTCACGGTGTCAGGTGTATGTGGCCTGACAGCCGTGGGTGTGGCTGGGGTCACGCACTGGAAGCCGCACATGGCTCGCTGCCTGGATGGCTACGACGAGATCATCGTCCTGACTGACAACGACGAGAAGGACGACGGGTCTAACCCCGGCCAGGAGCTGGCCAAGAGGATCATGTCTGACCTGCCTGAGGCTCGCAACGTACTGCTGCCACCTGGAATAGATGCCAACAAGTTCGTCGTTACACATGGACGAGACGCCTTGGTCGAACTCCTCGGCCTGGAGGTGATGTGACCCCGACCGAGGAGGACTCGTGGTTGATTACACAATGGGCCAGAACCTACGGATTGGTGGTGGTTCGAGTGTCACCGTCGGGAGAGGTGACAGTCAAGGCCCCACCATATTCGAGGCAGCAGTAGCTGCCCAGTTCGATTACCTGCATGACCTGCTGCTACGTAAGCACCATAACTATGGGCCGCTCAACATCCTGCAAAGCCCAGGGTCAGCCCTCAATGGGCTGCGGGTACGCGTATGGGACAAGCTCGCACGCATCAACCACATGATCGACCATGACGTGGAGGATGCAGTGGGTGAGCCACTGCTCGAGACGTTCGGTGACCTTGCCAACTACGGCGTGATCGGGAGGCTGGTCATCCTTGACCAGTTCGGACTACCGATGGGCAAGCCATGAGGTGGGTTGTCATCAGCGACCTCCAGGTCCCCGATCACGATCAGCGCAGCGTTGACCTAGTCACCCAGTTCGTCCGTGACGTTGAGCCCGATGGCCTGTTGTGCGTGGGCGATGAGTGCGACTCACCTGAGCCGAGTCGCTGGAACAAGGGCATGGCGGGGGAGTATGCAGGCACGTTACAGAAGGGCCTAGACACGACCCATAAGATCCTCGCCCAGTTCCGTGAAGCACTGGGCGACAAGCCTTTCCATCTGATGAGGTCCAATCACACCGATCGCATCGACACCTACGTGCGGCGCTATGCGCCAGCACTAGCCAGCTTGCGTGACCTTGAGTACACCAAGCTGGTCGGCCTCGGTGAGCTCTCGATCACCTGGCACACCAAGCCATTCACCTTCACACCCGGATGGCTTCTTGCCCATGGCGATGAGGGTTCGCTCTCGCGCATCGCTGGCTCGACAGCCATGGGTCTGGCCCGCAAGTGGGGCTACTCGTGTGTGACAGGGCACACGCATCGGTTGGGATTGCAACATGATCACCGCTCCCTGAACGGGCGCATCACCAAGTACCTGTGGGGTATGGAGGTGGGCTGCCTTATGGACATGCGCAAGGCCGACTACCTCGGCCCTGGCATGTCGGCTAACTGGACTCAGGGTATCGGCATCATCGACAACGGCATCCCCGAACTGGTGCCCATCGTCGGGCACAAGATCCGCTACGGGGGTCAGGAGTGGTCGTAACTACCTGGCCCGAAGGGGTATCCGAGGAGGATGTCCACGACATCGTGGCAAGTGTCGCCTTTGCCGTTGCGCGTAGGTACCGAAGGTTCGTAGAGGTACCTGATGTGCGCCAGGAGCTGCTCATGTGGGCGTGGCGCAAGCGTGACAAGGTGCACGAGTACCTGGCACGTGATCCTGGCGCCGACCGTAGGCGGGGCGAGGCTGCTCTGATGAAGGCCCTGTCCCGCGTGGCCGAGCGGTACTGCCGACGCATGAAGGCTCAGGCTTCCGGCTACACCACACGTGATGAGTTCTTCTACAATCGAGTCCTGCTCGAGGACCTGATCGGGGCCCAGGCTAATGGCCTGTCGTCACTGGCGGGGCAGACATCCGAGGAGCGGGTGCGTGGCACGCAGGACCCGTCCGAGGGTGGCAATACACAGGCCATGCTGGCAGATGTGCAGCGTGCGTTGGGCAGCCTCGATCCCGACTCGTATGCCATGGTGATGATGGCTTACGGGGATGGGGTCCCGACCAAGGTGATCGGGGAGACGTTCGACGTGAGCAGGCAGGCGGTTGAGCAGCGGCTCGATCGTGCCATGACGAAGGTGCTGCAATCCCTGGGTGGGGAGAGCCCCTGGTAACGCAAGGAGGGCGGCCCTATGAGCCGCCCTCCTGACGATCCTCGTACCACACCCACAGTTGCCTGAGGGCGAACAACATAAGCCCGCCTATGACGGTCAGTGTTGCCGTTCGTTCGGGACTAACGATGAGCATCATGATCCAGATCATGCTGAGCGCAAGCCAGATCACCTACTCAGGCTCCTCCCGTAACTTGAGGGGCATACCCCGTGCCGGTTCCGGACCGGGCGACACAAGGTTCTTGCGTGCCCGCTCCGCTGCTGCCTTTGTAGGGTACGGCCCGAAGGTGATGTACACCTTGTTGTTCGGGTCGTAGTACAGGAAGCACCACATCTCGTTGTCACGAGCGCGCTTCTCATCGAGCGCACGGATGGCAGCCTCGGCTGCCTCGCCCGCACTGTCGTACTCACGACTGATCACGTCGGCGACCAGCCGTATCTCGGTGGGCTTGATCCTCATGGCTTACTCCTGTACTTGACGTACACCTTCCAGCCGTCAGGAGTGCGCCTACACGTAGCATCGAACTTGCCGACGATGTTGTACGCACTGAGCCTGCCGTGCCGGATGTTGTACGCACGGGACTTGGCGGACGAGTGGCCCGACTCGGTGAGGGGGTACGTTGCCACGAGCGCCCAGTCACCCGGGCGTGAGGCGATGGTCTCTGCCATCTTGACTGCACGCTTGTGTGTGTGGGTCGACTGGTTGGGTGGGTCCTCCCACTGCACGCTCACGACGCCTCCTCGTGACACTCGCAGCCACACGTGTAGCCACTAATTGTGCGCCTGATGCACTTGTGGTGAAGCCCGTCGAGACACCACCCGAACTTGCGTGTGCCCACACGCTTCGTGGTCGCCATTAGTCCGCACTCCGGAAGCCGAGGTGCGAGTGGATGACCTCCTGATCCCACCCGGTATCCCTGAGGATCTTGGCGAGTGTGACCTTCTCGGGGAACACGACCGCACCTACGGCCATGCCCAGGGACACGGAGTCAGATGTGCGCTCCTCAACCTGAGGTCCTCGCAGAGCGATGAGGCGACCAGCGAACGTGGCGCACGCCTCATCGTGGTCGAGCAGCGCCTCGCGCAGGATGCGCATGGCACGGGCTGGCTCCACGTAATACGGGAACGTAACGGTGATCTCGGTGTTCATGGTGTGTCCTTCCTGGGGCGGGGCCGAAGCCCCGCCCCTGTGTGTATGTTGCAATCAGCCCACGAGTAGCAACTCGAGGGCCCGGTCCTTGATGGTGTCCACCTCGCCGAGGAGGACCTTCTCTGCGCGGGCGTTGTCACGATCCTCGCCACGCACGGGGGATGCCCAGTCAGCCCACTCCGTGACTGCCTGGTAGAGACCCCATGCCGTGCCCGTCTCGGCACGAACAGGGGAGTCTGTGTACATGGAGAACACCCGGCCCCGTGTCTCCTGCACACGGGTGACGGTGCGCTTGGCACCAGCCGAGAGATCCTCGTACTTGACCTTGGTCGGGTCGATCTCCTCGGGGAACGGGAACAGCGCAGACACGACCTGTGCTGCGTCCTCGTGACGCAGGCTCGTGCCGTACAGACGGTTGCCCAGGTCAGCGAGGAACTGCTCGTAGTCGACGGCGATGTCGAGGATCTTGCGTGCAATGTCCGCACGCGAATCGAGCGATGAGGTGTGACGGATGGACAGGTGAGCCTGGCTGGCCTGCTGACCTGCACGCCAAGTGTTGGCGCACACGACACGCACTCCCGTGAGGTCAGCGCGTGTGGCCTGCGATCCATCGAAGGCGGTGGAGCAGAACAGGTACAGGTCGGTCTGATCCCGACCGCCCACCATCACGTGCGACGGGAGCTTGAGCGTGATGAACGCACGCTCACCGATCCCGAGCGAGCCGAGCGTCTCGATCTCGGCACCTCCGGCCACGAGACCGTCGATGAACGACCACATCTCACGGGGTGTGTGAACGACGAAGCGGTCACCCACAACCCCAAGCGCACGGATGTCGCCGTCACTCTGGCGTGTGCGCACGACGGCCCGCTTGTTGGGCACCTCGATGGTGGTCACGCCATTGAGGCTGACGTGTGTGGTGGTGATGGGTTCGAGTGAGAAGTCCCACTCCATGTTGGCCAGGCGTAGGGCCTGGTCAATGTCGACTGCCTCCTCGACAACGGTGCCGAGTTTGTGCCAGCCGGGTGTGCGCAGGGCGTAGAAACTGTACGTGTCGCCCATGCTCTCGAGTTCGTGTGCCATGGTGTGTCCTTTCTGGGTTAGCCTGCTGGGTTAGCAGGTTGCAATCAAGGATAGCAGCCGAGGCAACCCCCCTTCGGGGGGTTGATCTCAGCCTGAGTAGCGGAACCGCCACGAGTGTGAGGATTCAGTCGGACTCAACGTGCCCGACATAATGAAGTCCCCGAGGGGGCCGTAGATCCCGAGACCTAACGACCCGCCCTCGGGGTCTATCCACAGGCGCAGGAGGGGGGTGCCGTGCTCATCGAGCACGGTCACCCACCCACGCTGTGATGTGTCGAGTTCCTGCGAACGGGGGTCAGCCTCGGGGGGCTGCTCGATCATGAGTGTGAGCTTCATGATGTGTATTCTTCTACAACATCACGACTGGAGAACTCAACTGCGTTGCCCCAAGTGCTGCCCGAGTCTTGCCTCTCCTGTACCATGAGGAGCAGTATGCGGGCAGGTTCGTCTACCTGTATGGGCATCACGTGAGCGTTTCCGCAGAACAGGTCACTCACGGTGGCCGATGCTGGGATCATATTGTCACGGAAGAATGTGCCCGTGACCCCGTGCATGGCAAGCCAATGCCCGACTAGACACGACGGCTCACCCATGTGGAAGTTGACGCACGTACCCTCGCAATCCTCCGGTGCCTTGTACACGTAGCCTTCTCGACCCCTGATGATCTCCCGCAACTCAGCGAGTACGTCCTCGTACGTGTAGGTCACCTTGGTTGCCGTGCTCATGACTGCTCCTCCTTGTCGGTCAGGTGCAGGCACATGGCGCGGGTCATGTTGCTCATCCCGGCCAGCCACACCTGTGGAGGGAGGCCACTCTCGATACACCTGTGAATGATGTCTGCGAGTGAGTGGTCTGGATCTGCATCAAGCACTTTGTGCAGGGCCTTGAAGGCCCAGTCGTCATCACCATCGAGCCATGCCATGATCGCCATGATCGTGCCTGCGTGACCGTTGATTACCGTGCTGCTGTCCATGACCTCGCTCAGGTGATGGCCGATGGCTGTCCACACGGGCCTGACGTCCTGCTGCTGCACCGTGAGGCGGATGACCTCATCACGAATGCGCAGGTCACGCATGGCCCCGTACAGGTAGTCGATCTGCGTGGGGGGCAGGTGCCCCTCATGGGTGAGCAGGTACCACGTGTAATTGGCAGTGCTCTCAATGCTAGCGGTTTCGAATGTCGTTGTCATGTTGCTATCTCCCATCACTTGTAATCACGTGCGAGCTGGACGAGTGCTTCATCGTCATACCCGAGGTATGACACGGATATCTGTGCGTAATCGGTTGCCCACCTGGGGGTGTGGGGCGGGGGGTCGATGCGATCGAACCCACGCATCTCACACAGGGCCAGGTAGAACTGTCGTGCCAGGTAATGCACGGCCTGGTCAAAGCCGGACATGCCGGGTGCGACAGGTGTAGCGGGTGCGGTACTCATGCGGGCCACCTCCTAAAGTGACTCGATGTAACCCACGAGCGCCATGCTCGTGAGGACTAGCAGCAGATAGGCCACGCCTACGACAGCGTGGCCACGTGATGTGAGCCTCATCGGGACAACACCTCCTGGTAGAAGGAGTTGTCGTACGAGTAGCGCGTGTTGTGCTCACGCTCGGGTGCGTGGTAGCACATGCAGTAGCCGAGCGGCTCGCTGCACATGACGCACGATCCGCAGATTGCACACTCTCCCCACATGTGAACCTCGTCGTCGGACAGCACCGATCCGCACGTCATGCACAGCTCGTGTACATCCTGCGTGGGGTCGTCGTCGAGCAGGATGTCCTCGTCGTCGAGGGCCGACGGCTTGCCGAAGGACCACGACTTGGGGTATGAGTACATGCGCACGTTGTAGGAGTCGTTGCTGTACCACGTGCCGTTGTGCCAATGGCCGGCTGCCTCGTTGATGATGCGCCACTGCGCATCGGAGTCAGCCTCGGTCGTGAGCAGGGCGATCTTGTTGTACGACCCGATCGTCTTGCGCAACTTGCGTCGAGCCTTACGTGAGTTGAGTTGCGACATGCTCACGTGACGGGGGAAGTATTCCTCCGCGAACCAACGTGTGTCGGATCGAGTCTCACCCTTGGGCAGATCGACTGGCAGGACGCCGTTGTGTGCGAGCACGGTGTGCTTGTGCTTGTCCGTGTAGAACGGATGGCAGTTGGTCAGGTCGACTGCGCCGTGTGTAGCCAGGCGTAGGTGGAAGATCGAGGGCCTGTCGTGATAGTCGGCGCGCGCTTCTGCGTACTTGTCGATGATCCAGTCGGCATCCATCGAACGCACGACGAGCAGGTCATCGCCTGTGTGTACGGCGAAGCCGAACCCGTCAGGGTTGTTGTCTGCCGCCACGTACAGGCGCTCGTAGTTGGGTGTTGCATTGGGCAGTGTGAGTGTGAGCAAGCACATGATCTGATCTCCTTAGAACGACGTGATGTCTACGTGTGTGCTGGTGTTGGGGGTGGCGGGGTCGAGCGAGAGGTACTCGAACAGGTTCGAGTACGTGTTGCGATAGTCGGTGATCCATGTTGCAAATGCCCGCCATGACAGGCCGCCAGTAGCGACCTGCGGAACCGTCAGCTCACGGGTGTACTCGACGGCTGCGTGTACGAACTCCAGGTTGGCGAGCAATCGGTTGATGCGCAGGCTCCCACGGAACATGCGCACCTCTACGGTGGAGCCGTTCTGTAGGTTGATCGCTCCACGTGAGCCGTGCTCACGACCCTTGATGACCTTGGCGAGGAAGCCTGGCTGGTAGCCATCACGGAACGATGCGTACGTGTCGTTCTTCCGACCGGCGAAGGACGTGCACGCAGGCTCGTTCTTGAGCACGAGTTGGGTGAAGCGGAACAGGTGAGCCGAGCCGTCGAACGCTGTGCGTGAGACGTGGATGTGCATACCGCAGGTCGTGGTGTTCCACGACCGGCAGCCCATGCGACGCAGTTCGTGGAGGACTGACCACAGGTTGGGCTTGTGTGCGTACTCTAGGGTGAACGGGTGCGTCACCATTTCGAGCCCGTGATAGAGCGAACCATCCTCCTTGCAGTACGCGAACGAACCGAGGTGCCGGTCGATCACGTCCACACAGTCGTTTACGACGTGATCGTTGGACTCCATCTCCAACTCCACGCCCATGTACACCACGCCGGGCACGGGTGAGACTTGGCCGTCGACGTCGTGGAACACGGGGTAGGGCTTGTACCCGTAGTTGAGCAACCGAGCATCCCGGCCGCAGTCGTGCGGGCACCCGCTGTAGTCGTCCGCGCAGTCGTGCGGGCACCCGCTGTAGTCGTCCGTGCTGTAGTATTCACCGCAGTGTTCGCAGTTTGCGACGAAGTCGTAGTAGCACGACTCGCATATGTTGGCGGCGGGATGGTTGCAGTAGTACGTGTCGTGGCGGTGCATGGTACGGCCGCACCAGTCACACGTGCGTGCGTCACGACCGTGCGCGTAGCACAGGTCGGGGAAGTCAGGGTGAGGATCGTCACTGCATATCGTGGTGTGTGCATACAAGGACGCCCAGTCACATGAGCACGGCTCAACCTCGGTCGCCTCATCGGGAGGCACATGCACGTCAGTCATCGCAATCTCCAATCGTGTGTGTATGTTGCGTATCAGATGTGAGATGCCCCACCGGGAGCCGGGGGAGGACTCCCGATGGGGCGATACCAGGATAGCAGCAAGTTTCCAGCAAGCATCCTGCAATGCCAGAAATCCCTTTGTTTGCAAGGGAAATTCGGTACTTGACAAGCCTCGAAATGGGGCCAGCTCCGTGCGCGCAGGCGGTGCCTGCACGGTACCCGTCACCTACACACCCGTCCCCGCTCGCGCGCGCATGCGCGTGGGAGGCGGGCTCGATGCCCGATGTGTATGCATTCTGTGTTGGCATGTCACCATGGTGTCAGCGGTCGGGGATCCACCCCGGCCCATCACGGAAGGAACCGATCAATGTCCGATCGCAACTACGCCGCCATCTTGGCGGCCCTCACGTCCGGCTCGACCGTCACCTACGGCGCACTGTCACGGGGTGAGCGTATGCACGTCCAGTCCATGCGGCGCGACGGTCTCGCCGTCGTTATCGGCCCCGACGGGGCCGTACTCGAGAGCCTGGCCGGCGAGCCTGCCGACAAGCGTGCATGGAACGTGCGCGTGACTGAGCGCGGCCGCGCGTGCGCGGACGTCCTCGCGCCGTTTGCCACCGGGGCCCCGGTGGGATGGCGGCCACCGCACCACGCGGCCCCGGCCCTCGAGGTCGCGCCCGGTGCTGGCGCGTGCGGGGTGCCGACGCGCAAGGGGACGCCTTGCACGCTCCTGGTAGGGCCGTCGGGCGCCTGCCGCACTCACGGGTCGCCCGTGGTCGTGACCACGGGCGCGCCCCTCGAGGTCGCGCCCCTCGAGTCGGCCCCGGATTCCTCGAGTGACGCACTCGCCGCGCTCGCGGCGATGCTCGCGCCCCTGCTGGCGGGTGCGCGCTAGCGCACGCCGCACGCCCGAGAGGGCCCGATCCCGCAAGGGGTCGGGCCCTTTCTCATGTCCGCGCTCGAGCGCCCTCGAGCTCGGGCGTGCGACCAGGTGAGTTCCCACCCTGGCGGCCCTGTCGGGCCCGTAGCGGCCCGATCGTCCCGGACCCTAACCGGACTACCCTGCCCGCATCCTGTCGCGTCTACGGCCTTCCTAGGGCCCGTAGCGGGCGTCCTGTGATCTCATCCCGCCATTAGAGCCACGTCGTGCGCCCGGCCCTGTCAGGTGAACGGTATTAGGACCATGCGAGCGTGCTCGCGTGCGCGTGTTTCGCGCGCGTCATGCGCGCGTGTGCGCGGAGATGAGCCCATGTCAGCCCTTATGTCGAATCGGGACGATCCCGGCCAATCGGACAGCTCGACCCGGGGATTGTTAATACCCCCCTCCACCCCGAATACCCTGCCCCCTCACTAATTTCCGCCAATTCCCCCACCCCCTCAGGAAGCTCTTGGGCAGATTCCAAGGATTGTTTGCCCACGTCAGAGCCCTGTGACGCAGATCACACGGCCTGTGGCCTTGCATGGGGGGCTGATGCAAGCCTCCTTACCTATTAGAAGCCTTTTCTCCCCTAGAGCCCCTTCGACCCCCCAGGGAGAAGGGGCGGGGGGCCTCAGGGGCTCGCTCTCAGGAGCACCCCCTACGGGTGCTCCCTTAGGGCCCCTCATCACGCAGCCCGGTAGCGGGCTGTCGTGGACGTGTCTCGCTCCCAACCCCCTCCCCGCCGTCCCGACGTGGGGCGTCGAGCCGGACGGGTGGGTTGAGGCTCGACACTAGGAGGCTTTGTTATGGCTCAATACAAGAAGCGAGACAACAAGCCAGCCGAGCTGATCCGCACGCAGCTCGAGGAGCTGCTTCGACAGGGGTCGAACGTCGCGGAGGCCCTCCAGATTGTCGGGCGCTCCCGTTCCTGGTACGAGGGACAGCGGCGTACCGACCGGGACTGGGCCACCAAGATCGACGCGATCCGAAATGTCGTATCGAATCCCGACCTCCGCCAGATGCAGGTGGGGGAGTTCGCGGAGTTCTGCGAGGAGTACCTGGGTCGAAAGATCTGGCCCCACCAGCAGAACATGATCGACATCCTGGAGGGACGTGAACCCGCCTGGGTCCACCCCTCGATGATCTACGAGCCCGGATCCCGGGGCTCCAAGCGCGTCTTGATCAATATTCCCCCCAACCACGCGAAGTCGATGACGATCACCATCGAGTACGTCACCTACCGCCTGGCCAAGAACCCCAACCTCAAGGTCATGATTGTCTCCAAGACCCAGGATCAGGCCAAGAAGTTCCTTTACGCGATCAAGCAGCGCATGACCCACCCGAGGTACGCGAAGTTCCAGCTCGCGTTTGGACCCCCTGAGGGGTGGCGCGCGGCGTCTGACCAGTGGTCAGCCACCAAGGTCTACCTGGGTGGTGAAGCTCAGGACGGATCCAAGGACCCCAGTGTCGAAGCTGTCGGCATGGGTGGCCAGATTTATGGAAACCGCGCAGACCTGATCATTCTGGACGATACGGTCACGCTCGCCAATGCAGGCCAGTGGGAATCCCAGATGGATTGGATTCGCCAGGAAGTCGCTTCCCGCCTGTCGGACGGTCAGCTCCTGGTGGTGGGTACTCGCGTCGCCCCGATGGATCTGTATCGAGAGCTACGCAACCCTGATCACTACGCCGATAGCGTGGTTCCTTGGTCCTACCTGGCTATGCCCGCGGTGCTCAAGTACGCGGACTCCGAGGATGACTGGCAGACACTATGGCCCGTCACCGACGAGCCGATGAGCGAAGCGGATGAACCTGTCAGTGACGGGGTCTACCCCCGCTGGACGGGTAAACGGCTCGCCCAGGTGCGCAACGAGGTGGGCGCCACTAAGTGGTCACTCATCTACCAGCAGCAAGATGTCGAGGAGAATGCCACCTTCGATGCGGTGGCGGTGCGCGGATGCGTCAATGGACGCAGAACTCCGGCCCCGCTGAATCCGAATCTGGCTGCCCACCCGGACAACATCGACGGCTTTTACACGATCTGCGCGATGGACCCGGCTATTGCCGGAGATTGTGCGGCTGTTGCCTTGAGTGTCGACAGACAGACGGGCAAGCGGTGGGTGCTGGATATGCGCGTCATCTCCTCGCCCACCCCGATGCAGATCCGCGAGCTCATCTCGGAGATGACCGAGGTGTACCAGCCCAGCGAATGGGTGATCGAGGAGAACGCCTTCCAGGGGTACCTGTCACAGGACGAGATCCTGCGCCAGTACCTGGCAAACAAGGGCATCGTGCTCAGGCCGCACCACACGGGCTCGAACAAGATGGACCCCGACTTCGGGGTTGCCTCCATGTCGGGATTGTTCGGCACTGTCGCACAAGATCCCAAGACCGGACTGCGCCAGCACCAGAAGGACAACCTGATCGAGCTGCCGACCGCGACTGCACCTGGGGTGCGTTTGCTTGTGGAGCAGTTGGTGTCGTGGAGTCCGGCAGTCAAGACCAAGCATCGCAAGCAGGACACCGTGATGGCCCTGTGGTTTGCGGAGCTGTCTGCACGGCGCGTGCTCTCCAGCGCTCGCAAGCACCAAACCTGGCACATGCCCAACAAGATGCTGTCCGACCGGGATAAGACGCGGCAGATGGTGATCAATCTCGACGAATGGGCTGAAAGCCAGTCCGTCTACCTTTAGGAGTGACATTGGCTGAGTTCGCCAAGGACATCTCCGCTCGTTTCGACGTGCTCAAGCGCAAAAACGCTGAACGCGACAAGCGCATGCGGGACATTCTGGCGGTGAGGTCGGGGCACTCCGAGCTTGTCTTCGACGGTCTGTTCCCGTCCGAGTGGCCCAAGCCCATCGTGGCCAACTTCATTGACGTGGTCGCCTCGGATACCGCCGAGATGGTGGGCGTGATGCCGACCATTACCGCTGCGGGCGATTCGATCCTCGATGAGTCCAAGCGCTCGCGAGCAGATCGACTCACCAAGGTCGCCAACTACTACCCCTACGCCTCCCGCTTCGGCTCACGCCTACTGGTCGGCGCAGATCGCTTCAACACCTACGGCTTCCTGCCGCTGCGCATCGAGGCGAACTACGACGACATGCGTCCCCACATTCACGTCGACGATCCCATGGGCGCCTACGTGGACTTCAATCGATGGGGGAACGTGATCGCCTATGGCAAGCGCTGGACAAAAAAGGTCTCGGACCTGGCTGCCCTGTTCCCCGAGTATGCGGACAAGCTTGACCCGTACAAGACCAGGCGCTCAAGCGAAGCCACCATTGAAATTGTCAAGTGGTGGGACGCCGATCGCTGCGTGCTGTTCGTACCGGAGCGCGATGCACTTGTCCTCGCGCAATACGCGAACCCCATCAAGCGCGTACCTGTTGCTGTGGCAGTCCGCCCCAGTATTGATGACGAGATGCGAGGCGCTTTTGACGACGTTCTCTGGGTTTACGCAGCGAAGGCCAAGCTGGCAATGCTCAGCCTGGAGGCGGTTCAGAAGGCAGTGGAGGCGCCCATCGCTCTCCCGGCAGACGTGCAGGAGATGGCATTTGGCCCCGACTCGATCATCCGTAGCCAGAATCCTCAGCAGATCCGCAGGGTTCCCCTCGAGCTGCCGCAGTCGGCGCTCATTGAGGGACGAATCCTGGACGAGGAGCTTCGACTTGGTACGCGATTCCCGGAAGCTCGCGCCGGAAACATGGACGCTTCCATCGTTACCGGACGTGGTGTCCAAGCTCTCATGGGCGGCTTCGACGCTCGCATCAAGACTACCCAGGCCGTTCTAGGTGAAGCGATTGCTGACTCAATCAGCATGTGCCTGGAGATGGATGAGGCCCTGTGGCCCGACCAGACCAAGGTTGTTCAGTCTGCGCACAACGGCACTCCCTACGAGCTTAAGTACACGCCTGGCCGTGACATCAAGGGCAACTACAACGTCGCCTACGAGTACGGCATCATGGCGGGCCTTGACCCCAACCGCGCACTCGTGTGGTCACTTCAAGCCCTCGGTGCGGGCCTGACATCCAAGAGTTTCGTTCGCCGCAATCTCCCCGTGAGTATGAATGTGGCGGAAGAAGAGAAAGTCATTGATGTCGAGAAGCTGCGTGACGCGCTTCTCACATCAGTGCAGGGCTACGCCCAAGCCATCCCGTCGATGGCGGCGAGCGGCCAGAACCCTGGCCAAGTCGTTGATGTGCTCGCTGCCCTAGTGGATGCGCGGAAGAAGGGCGTGCCCATTGAGGAGGCTGTCAAGTCAGCCTTCGCCCCGCCCCCGCAAGGTCCGGCTGAAAGCCCCGAGCCCATGACACCCGAGATGGGTGCCGCCCCAGATCAGATGGCTCCGAGTGGTCCCCCGGACATGGGGGCGGGGCCTCAAGCACCCCCGGCCATGCAGCAGTTGCTGGCCGGGTTGTCAGAGTCCGGCAGGCCGCAGATGGCAAGTCGGGTCGTCCGGCAGATCCCTGCCGCTCAATAAGGAGAAACACATGGCACTACAGGCATCTCAGGGCGGCGTCAAGAAGACGAACCCGCACCCCCCGTTCCCGCCGTCCGCGCCGACTGGCAAGGGTCCCGGCATGAACGATCGCATCAAGGGTACCAAGCCTCCCCAGGCTGGCGCTAACAGCAAGCTCCCGAAGTTCTCGAAGAAGGGCCGCTGACATGCCGATGGTTGGTGGAAAGAAGTACCCGTACACGCCTGCTGGGAAGGCCGCAGCCAAGAAGGCTGCTGCCAAGCAGAAGCCGATGAAGAAGGCTGCGAAGAAGAAGAGTGGCCGCTAAGAAGGCGTTCTGGGATCGGCCAAACCCAAAGAAGAAGTCCACACCCCTGACCCCAGCCCAGAAAGCTGCGGCGAAGGCGCGTGCGAAAAAGGCGGGCAGGCCGTACCCCAATCTCGTTGACAACGCTGCTGTCCGAAAGAAGAAGTGATGGCTGCGAAGAAGGACTCGCGCCTGGAGCGTGCTGGCGTTTCTGGCTACAACAAGCCTAAGCGCACCCCCAACCATCCGACGAAGTCGCACGTTGTTGTGGCCAAGGAAGGTTCGCAGGTCAAGACGATTCGTTTTGGTCAGCAGGGTGTGACGGGTGACAGGCAGCCTACGAAACGTCAGGCGTCTTTTAAGGCTCGTCATGCGGCGAACATTGCGAAGGGCAAGATGAGCGCGGCCTACTGGGCTGACAAGGTGAAGTGGTAAGGAGCCGGTCGTGGAAGACGAAGACTTTGAGACTGTAGAGGTTGAGCAGGCGGTCGTCGTTGAAGCCACACCCTGGTTCAACTCTGACACGGTGGCCACCTCGATGCTGTTCGCATCTCAGATGGCCCAGGCTGCTGCTGATCATTTCCAGAACCTGGCGATGCTCGCACTTGGGCAGTCTGCCCATGAGTGGGTGCAAGCTGATCGCGAGGAGTTTGCCGAGGAGACATCGGCAGACATAGCCAAGCTACTCGAGATGAAGGAGACCGATGGCTGAGCCCGGTGGCTATCGAGCCCCTTCCAATCCAGCCCCGGTATCCGGGCCCGGTGCCATGTCGCAGCGCACGGACGGCGGTCCCGCAGACAGTCAGCCTATGCGAGCTCTGCCCAATGCCGCCTATGGCGAGCAGGCAGAGTTCATGGGAATCCAGGGGGCAGCTCCTATGTACGAGGACGCTGGCCCCGCAGCTCCAATGCCCGTTGGTATCGATGCCCCCACCGAGCGCCCAGGTGAGCCGATCACTGCCGGTGCCGCGCTTGGGCCAGGCCCAGGCATGGATTCACTGCCGAGCCTGGACAACTCTATGACAGGGGACATGAAGGCAATTGCTCGTTACTTGCCGATGCTGGAGTCCCGGGCTGACAGCCCGGACGCTCCTCAATCTTTCCGAATGTTTGTCAGGTATCTGAAGGGATACAGATCCAAGTGACACCACCCACTCTTGAGAAGCTGATTGCTTCCGGGGTGAATGCACTCGGCCTGGAAAACTCACCAATTGTGTGGGGTCTAGCCACGTCCGGGTGGGAAAGCGTCGAGCAGTTCGACGAGTTTCTGTATCTCATCGCCAAGGAGGACGGACAGTGAGCAAGTTCTCCGACTTCCGTAACTCGATGAGCAGTAGCTACATCTACTCCCAGCAGCAGCAGGCCCAACAGCGGCAAGCTCAGTACGATACTCAGGCGCGCATTGACGCGCAGAACCAGCCCACCTACACCCCAGCACTGGCCGACGGCAGATCTGCCGAGTACGTCGAGTTTCAGAGAAACGTCAAGGCGTACGACTACATGACGAGCCCCATGGTTCGTCAGCGTCAGGCATACACGGGCACTCGGGGCTTTCGCCCCTACTTCGACGCAGTAGGCGCAAATAATCAGGTCATTGAGGGGATCAGTGACCAGACGCCAGATCAATCCCGAGAGCAGTTCATGCAGTTTGTCGATGCCCCCTTCAGGGCATTCAATACTGCTGTCGCTGGCACCACGATGCTTGTCAATAACCCAACATGGGTTACACGAACCGACGCCGACCCCACGGATGGCGTAACCCTGGGTGACGTCTGGGACTACTACGGGAAAGTCTGGGAAGCGGAAATCACCCCTGGTCAAGCCATTGGTGTGGCCTGGGCTGATCGCCTCAAGTGGATCAACAGCATTGTCGGTCTGGACATGCAGAAGAAACTTGACGCATATATCGAGGCTGACAATGCGGCGCGTCTCGCTGATCCCACCAACGAGCGCAAGCTGCGCTCGTGGTTGATGGGTCTGCACTCAGACTTCGATCCGTTTGACGAAAACGATATGGACTCGGCGTTCAACCAAGGTCTGGGTCGCTGGATCACTGGTACGGCAGATGCAACTATCGCCATCGCCGTGGGAATCGACGTCCTTGTATCCAAGGGTATTATGGGTGGTTACCGCAAAGCTACCCAGCAGGTTCTCTCCACGGGTGGCGCTCGAGGAACCATTGATGCGGGCGAATTTAAGGCGCGCGTTGTGACGCACAACGCTGGAGTTGAGGTCACCGCCGAGGGTCAGCTCATTGATGAGATTTATCGCATGACCCCTGAAGAGGCTGCACATCATCCGATCGTGCTGGATTCCGACAATCCGGCCCTAGTCGCTTCGATCATTGGCTCCAAGTTTGACTCCAAGGAGCAGGCGGCTGACGCCTTCCTCGCAATGCTGGGTGACTACGGATCTGCGGCCAGACTCAAGGCACAGCGCCTAGACCTTTACGACAACCTCCTGGGCGCCAAGGAAGAGCTCGACACTCTGCGCTGGAACATTCGCAAGGGTGCCGACCGGGACATCGACAACTTCACCGACATGGGTGACAACTACGCAGCCATATTCGGTGCAGACGTGTCACAGAATCTCGACCACTACGACGCCCTGGCTGACGTTGCAGAGGGTGCTGTCAAGTCCCTTAAAGATGATGTTGCCGAGGCTGACACTATTTCTGCTTTTACTACAGGTCGATTCGGTGACGAGGTATCCCTGAGTCCCGTTATCGGCAGGGCAACTCGTGGCGGCAGGGGGCGCACGTTTCGCTATGACAAGCGTGCTGGTGTGTACAGCAAGCGCTCCGCGCGTGGCATGCAGGCTAAGGCTCAGCGTCGCATGGAGCGATTCACTGGCTCTGCCTACGAGCACAGCGTCATCAAACTCCCTGGAATGAACCGCGGTATCCGCTTCGTCACGTTGCGCAGTGGACTGGATTATCTGGGCAAGCATCGCCAGACGGGTGTACTGAACTTTCAGGACCACGTGGAGTTCATGCGTGAGTTCCGGGCTGCCCTTGAAACGGCACCATTCCTTCGCGGGGCAGCAAAGAAGACTGGCGAAGGCAGGCTGATTACTCGACGCCTGCCCAACGGCGACACCGTCTCCGAAACCGTCGAGGAGTTTCGGACGCGCCTCCTGTCGGAGGCTCAGGACGCCGCGCTCTCGACCCCAGCAGCAAAAGCTGCATTTGCTGAGCGCTTCGAACTTGAGATGGTCGAAGCCATGGCATTCGCTCTTGGTGAGTCGCCAGCAGCCATGCAGGAAATTGCCAAGAAGTACATTGCCCGACGCTCCTTTGTTCGCGGTCATCTTGCCAATCATAAGTGGGTAATCGACAACGGTGAGACCGTTGTTCTTGACGAGATGACTCTGGCCACACAGCGCAACGGCTACACGCTCATGGACTTCAAGTGGCTGCAAGACTCGATTCGCATTGAGCGATCCGGATGGGGGGCCCGCAAGGGGCGAGCCGGGGCCGAGAAGCTTCTCACCGCCATCGACTACGTGTGGCGTCCCCTGGTCCTACTGCGCCTGGGCTACACCCAGCGCAACATTGCCGAGGGTTACCTCCGCACGCTGGCCTCCTTTGGCGAGATCCCCGCCACGGGACACGTGGGAACTAGCTCAAAGAACTTCTTCCTCAACTCTGGCGATCGTATTGCGGGTGGCACTAACCGCCTTCGCAACATGGTGGTCAAGCGCAGGGGTCTGCGCAAGATTCGAACCAACATGGCAAAGATGCGCCAGCAGCAGGATCGTGATCTTGCCGACCTCAAGCTCAATCGCGAGGAGCGGAGAAAGCTGGCCAAGCAAATGGCCAGGCGCCGCAAGCAGGCGCGTAGGGGTGCCGAGCAGGAGTTCCTTCGTAGGCGCCGCGCCTCCATGGAGGCCATGGAGTCTCCGGTCTACACGCAGATCTCAGAGGACCTAACCGAGCAGCAGGTCCGCATGCTTGACACGGCAGACACACTCATTTTCGACCCGAACGCGACAAGCTCCGTCACTGCACGTGGACTTCTTGAGCCCGACCCGGCAACGGGTGCGGGGGTTGCTGATGCCGAGGGACTCACCCGCTCCATGATGGGACCCGAGGGGGTCGAGATTGGCGGCATGTCCGACGAGCTCTCGCCCAGGGACTTCATGACGCCCACCATGCTCCGCAACTATGACGAGTTCGTTGCGGCCTACTGGGATGAGAGCAAGGGCACCTGGGTTGACGATGCCGCCGCAGTCGAGCACGCTGAGATGCTTCAGCAAGCCTACGTACGTCGGCTGCGTCAGCTTGCCAAGGCCGACTACCGGATCGGTCGCATCGACCGAGACGGGCGCTTCAAGGTCATACGATCCAGCACTTTCGAGGACATCTCCAGCGACGAGTTCCTATCGGGCTCCATCGTTGCAGTGCCCAAGAGCGTCAACCCGCGCTACGCCAAGGCGGATGTGTACGGGGGAGTGCTAGATCTACGCACCAATGTTCAGGCTGAAGTGCTGAACGTATCCAGGGACATCTCAACTGTTCGCTCGGTGATGGATCGCTTCATTGAGATCCAGAGACTCAATCGACAAGCGGATCAGCCAGGGGCGTATTCACAATCAGAGGTAGAGGAACTCTCAGCCGAACTTACGTCTGCGCTTACGCGGATACTGGGCCCTGATGCTCCGGTGGCCCAGAGTGACATTGTCGCCTTTCTTAGCGTCGTGGAATCAAATCCGCAAGCCGCCAGGGCATTGGCCGTAAGTAAATGGATACGGGACAACAGCGATCGACTTCCTGATGATTTCATGGAGTGGGCCGCTAAGAACAAGCTTGTCATCACCAGCGCCGAGCTAGGTAAGCTGGTTCGCAGGCAATCCCGGATCTCGCGGGACCTCGGTAGCACTGGAGATCTTCGCACTCGACTTGAGGCGATACTTAACGATGAGTCAAATTACGGAAACTCCGGATTCCCGGAGCATTCTGGCGCTGTCATAGTTGACGACATCGCAACTGACGTTCTTGTTGACGGAAACACTATCCAGCTCCTGAATGGTCCAGGTATCTACACGGCGACTGGCGATGGTGGCGTCACCATGGACTACCACATGGCTCACGTCATGAAGGCTGTTGCGCAGGCACAGTCTCCAAATGTCGGAGCAGCCCCCTACGAGCCAGTCGTCTACATGCTTCCTGATCCTGCGGGATACTCATGGCTAGATGTTGATGCTCCCGTCATTAGTGCTACAGGTGACCTGAATCCCCAGGTGGAAGACCTGATCCAGGTTCTCGATGATCCGAAGTTCTCCCTGGGTACGGGCGGTGAAACAATCGGAAGCAGGATTCGCACTGGTCTAGAGTCCACACTTGCGGGCAACACACGCGTGGCTGGCGTGTGGCGCCAGGTGCGAACTCTAGCCTACTCGGTTGTAGACGACCTTGGCACAACGGGCGTAGGACCTACCTACGACATCATCGACGCCATGCGTCGTGCTGGTTATGACGGCGTCACCACGAGTACATACGGCAAGGGTCCTGTACACGTCTGGTGGGCCAAGGACGTCCCTCTTATTCGCCTGGATGAAATCTCCGATGTGGGCCTTGAGTATGTCTCGACAATGACTCGGATGAGGCGGCTTGAGGGTCAGCTCAACCAGGCGGTGGCAACGCGTCAACTCATGGAGAAGTTTCCCTACGACTCTCGTTCCATGTCACTGGCTAATCCGGCACCTGGCGAAGGATTCGGCGCAGTGAACGCCAAGCTTGAGCGGCTGCTTACTCAGTACGCTCGGGAACGTGGATACGGCAAGATCCTTGTGGACGACCCCTCTACCGTCGAGGGCTTCCGGGCACTGTTCGTGCCCGACATGGTCGCCACCAATGAAGGCTTCCTGGACAATCTGATCCCCGGACAGGTTGCTGCCGCGGGGAGAGGAAACGCCTCCGTAATCGACCTCAGTGCGGGTGCAACTAGCCGACAGGTGCTCCAGGAGCACGACCCCGACCTAGCTAAGCGGGTATTCCGTGGCACTCTTAGCCGCTCCGACAGGGCGAAGCTCGCCCTTTTCATGGAGCGCGGTAGCTTCACTCACATTCTTCTGCCCACATCTAAGGGCAAGGAGCCCGTCCTCGTATCAGCCTCAGAGCTGATCGGACAGGAGGGCACTGGGCTTGCCTACGTCCGACTCGGCCTTAAGGACGAGGTCGACGATCGCACGGCTGCGATCCTCGCCAAGAGCCCCGAGTATGCCGACGACATGGCGAAGATGCGAGAGCTCGATCGCATTGGCGCGACTATCAACAAGTCGATTGGGCAGCGCAGGGCAACCCTGAAGGATCTGGGCGATTCCCTCGACAGGCTTCGACCGAAGGGGAGACGCAAGGTCGCCACTGGTGGAGTCGAGGGCGAGGAGCGCATCGAGTTCACTGGGCGCGCGGGGCAGGCAAAGCTGGAGACAGGTGAGGTCTTCGATCCTAATGAAGCACTGTCTGGTCAATATCAGAGCTTGGCCTCGTCTGGCAGCTTTCACGATCTCATGATTGTGGGCTACATGCAGAACCGCTATGCCCAGTACGAGCGATCGTTCAACTTCGTCAAGTACGAGCCAGGCGATGATCGCTACTGGTTGGCCATGTCGGCCCTGGTGAATGAGAACATTCGCCAGGATCCAATCATGCGTCGCATCATTCAGCAGCCTCGACTGGCTCTTGACGACATTGACGCCATCACAGCACAGAACGAGGCTCTCATCCGTGAGCTGACTCAGGATGACGCATTCCTCCAGGGTGTTCGCACGGGAATCTATGACGCCACCACTCTTGAGCAGACCATAGGTGAGCTTCGAGAGAAGGTCTATCAGTGGCTTCCCGATGATGAGCTGATGGCCGCGGCTGGACGGGGACCGCTCCAGCCAGATCAGCTCCAAGCAAAGCTTGCCTGGCGTGACGATCTAGTCACGATCCAGGAGAAAGAACTAGCGCAGATAGGCAACCTCTGGCGGCGTTTCATCAATCGCGCAATGACTGGATTGGGAACTATTCCTGAGGACAACCTGATTCGCCATCCGTTCTACCGCAAGCGGTGGGTCGAGCTCATGCAACAGCAAGTGGATGAGTATGAGCGAAACGGAATCACGTCATTCACTCCGGCTCAGGTTGATGCCATGCGTCGTTCGGCCCATACGGGTGCGCTGCGCGCAACGCGGGACACGACGTACACGATCTCGCGGCTCTCCACCCCTGCGGCTGCAATGGGCCTCCTAATTCCATTCTTCCCAGCATGGGAAAACGCACTTCGCTTCTGGACGAGAGAGTTTGCCCAGAGGCCAGAGAACCTCATGCGCTACGTGCAGATCTACAACGCACCTAACTCAATGGGAATGGTTGTCGATGGCGATGGCAATCCCATCGAGGCCAAGCGGGGCATCTTTGGACTGCCCGAGGCACTGTTCGCCCCTGGCGAGGCTTACCTTCAGTTCTCCGTTCCGCAGTCTGTTGCCGACAGGATCAACAACATTCCGGGTCTGGATCTGGGAACAAAGGGCCAGATCAGAATCTCGAAGGGGTCGCTAAATGTCGCCCTTCAGGGCGACTACCCATGGCTCACCAACTTTGGCCCGATCGTCTCCGTGCCAGTTAGTTGGATCGCGGCACAGAAGCCCGACTATGCAGATGCGATTACAAACTTCGAGGCCGGCGGCCTACCGATTGGCGACGCAATCTCCAAGACTGCGATCCCATTCGGAAGGCCCACGGCAGAGAAGAACATTCTGGCAGCAGCCGCCGATCAGTTCGTTCCGACTACGGCACGGCGTGCTCTTACTGCTGTGCTTGGGTGGAGCGACGCAGAGTTTGTAGGCACGGTGGAGGAGATCCGCCGCGACATGACAATCGATTGGGAGCGAGGCGGAAGGCAGGGCGAGCCGCCCTCGCCAGAAGAGGCGACCAAGCGCGCTCGCGAGCTCTACGCCCTTCGCGCCCTCGGGTCATTTGTTCTTCCCTTCGCCTCAAGCTATCAGTCCAAGTATCAGCCGTACGTGGAAGAGTGGCGTCGCATCAGCGACAAGCACATGCAGATTCAGGACAGCGCTGCCCGATTTAGTGTACCCGTCCCGGATGACAAGACCATTGGCTACCAGGCGGCGCTGCGCGAGTTCCTCGATCTGCACGGCGAGGCGTTCTTCTACCTAACCCAGTCGGCCTCTGGCCGAGCTGGGGTCGGTGCTTCAGTGGGGGAGTACAAGATCCTGGAGCAGAACCCGACTTTGGCAAGCACACTGGCCAACAGCGGCGAGATCGATCATGTTGCCATGATCACCTCCCCGTACTCAACTGAGTTCTCTCAGCCGGTTTACGCCTACCAGATGAACCGAGCCTTCGAGAACTCCACAACGCTCATGCGTGGTGGAGATCCGGACGACGTCATTAAGAAGGGTCAGGTCGCTCGAGGCTGGATTCTGTACCGAGACGGGATGAACGGTCTCGACGCTATGCTCGAGCAGAGGGGCCTGACTAGCTACGAGCAGTCAGGAGCCGAGGACCTCAAGGACTTGAAGATCCTACTCGAGGCTGACATTGCCAAGGCAAACCCCGAGTGGGAGCGTCAGCGCGACCTGTTCGACAGGGGCGAGTGGAAGACCGTTCTTAAGAACGTAGAGCTCATCCTCGAAGACGACAAGTTTATGGCGGCTCATGGCGATGAGCCGCTGTGGGTGGACGTTGCCGAGTGGTACGAGAAGCGCAATGAGATTGGACAATTGATTATCCAGCAGAAGCGCGAGCTTGGCGATGACGCAAGCCTAAACATCAACTCAAGCACTAACGCGCCCATTAAGGCCATGTGGGATGAATGGGTATTGCAGAAGAAGCGCGAGAATCTCGCCTTCGCTGACTTCTACAACAGGTTCCTGGACTACGACACCCTACTCCCCGGCGATCCCACGGATCGCATCGTGCTGCAAGGGGAGTTCCTACAGCAACCTGACATGGCAATGGGAGGTGCGCCGAGATGACAGCAAACGAGAAATGGGCCAAGGAGAATCTTTCTCCGGACGCTTACTCACGCTGGCTGGCTTCTCAGAGCGCGTCTACCGCGAGTTCGACATCTCAGGGGAGCTCCGGGCAATACTTCTACTCGGACAGGACCTATGGGCCCGTGCCCGAGCCGCAGATCCCCATTCGCATTCCACAGCAGTACCTCCCATCCTTTGGTAACTACCGTCCCGGGGATCGCGGAAGAGGAGCCGCTAACCCCTACACCATGGTTCCCGCCTACGGTTACGTCGATGGTGGTGCAGGCTGGAACAGATTCACTCCGGCTGAGTTGAAGCTGCTTGACGCGGCGGCGTTCGCCTTCGCCGGGTACGACATTTCCAAGTCTCGCCCTTCGCTTTATCCGCAGGTCTTCCAGATGGCCGTGTCTCAGTCCCAGAATCTCTATGCGCAGGGAATCATGCGCGACCCCATGGAAGTGTTGGGTGACATTGCTTCAGGCATGTACTTCGGCGCACCCGGAGATGACTCCGGGGGTGGCGGGGGAAGTTACGGAGGAGGGGGTGGCGGGGGCGGCGGTACCACTACCGTCACTACCGTCAACCTTACAAATGCCGACACCGCCAAGCGCCTGATCAATCAGGCCATGGGCTCCTACCTGGGGCGCGAAGCGACCAAGGAAGAGCGCAAGAAGTTTCTCAAGGTGCTCAATGAGGGCGAGCGCGAGAATCCGACCATTCAGACAATCACTGCCGACGCATCTGGCCAGAGCCAGACGGTTGAGGGTGGCTTCGATGCTGCCCAGCTCAGCGAGGAGTTTTCGCAGTCTCGCCCCGACTACGCGGAGTACCGCGCGGCAACCGATCTCATGGATGCATTCCTCGGCATCCTCCAAGGGCCGGTGAGGTAATGGCAGACTCGACTGTTCCCAATAGCGGCACGCCAGCATCGGGCGGTCCGAACGAGCCGAAGGAGGCTCGTGCCGACTACAACAAGGACGGCACGACCGACGAGAAGGACCTAGCCCTCCAGAAGTTCGATAAGAACAAAGACGGCAAGCTCGACAGGGACGAGCAGGCCAAGGCCGACAAGGCTGATGAGAAGAAGTTTCGCAGGGATCGGCTTGAAGCCGATCTAATGAACTCCGAGTTCTCCTGGGCATGGAAGCTGATAAAGTCTGTGCCCGAACTTGAGGACCTGTGGCGTCAGGCCATCGATGATGGCTGGGAAAGCTCTCGCTTTATTGCGAAGCTCATCGATTCCGACTGGTATCAGGAGAACGACGGCTACCGCCGCACCATTCTTGCGCTGGAAAAGACAGATCCTCAGACCTACCAGCGCCGCCTCGACGGCGCCAAGGCAAAGGTCAAGGATGACCTGATCGCCATGGGCATTCGCGTCGAGGATATCTCCGAGGCGCGACTGGCGCAGATGGGGAGAAGATTCCTACTCCTGGGTTTCGACCAGGGTCAGAACGAGTCCGTCTATCAGGACTGGCTGGGCGACAACTTCATCAAGGCGCGCGATAACGGCAAGCAGGTTGGTGGACAGGCACTGTCCAACCAGGACTCGCTCACGGCCACGCTGCTCGCAAACGGATTCGATCCGCAGTCGGAGCGCTGGCAGTCGTGGATTACAAGCACCGTCAACTCGGTGGCACTTGGGGACATGGCTTTGTCTGATGCCCAGTCGTTCGTTCGTGAGCAGGCAGCCACGGCCTTCCCGGTATTTGCTGATCGAATCCGGCAAGGCCAGGACATGGAAGACATCGCCGCCGCCTACTTCGAGATCTATGCGGACACCCTGGAGCTGAACCCATCCGAGATTAGCCTCCGCGATCCGTATATGCGCGAGGCGCTCCAGGGCGTTGACCCGAGCACTGGCGAGCCTCGAGCTATGGGGCTGTGGGACTTCCAGAAGGCACTCAGGAAGGACGATCGTTGGCAGTACACGAAGCAGGCAAACACCATGGCTGACGGTCTTGCCAGCGACATCCTGTCGATGTTCGGGTTTGTGGGGTAGCTGTGTCTTTCGATGTCACTAAGTACATAGGCAAGCTAAGCCTGGATCTTCAGGATGGACGCATATCCCTGGAAAGGGCGAATGAACTTGCCAACTTGGCTCGTTCTCTTGCTGACAAGAAGGGAAACCTGGGCGAGAAGGACCGTATCGCTTTGCGATACGGGGTTGGCGCAAGTGGCGTTAGAACGCCCACGGATGACACCGGAACTGGTGACACCGGAGATACCGGCACGACACCGACCGAGCCTGCTGGCAGGCCGGGCGTGGCCTGGATTTGGAACGGTACTAACTGGGTGCAGCCCCCCAAGCCCGCGGGGGACTACGTCTGGAACGACAACACCGGCTGGGTTGAAGATACTCAAAAGAAGGCCCAGAAGCAGTCAGCCAAGGAGACCTTGCAGTCTTGGTTCGAGGCGTACGGAATTGACGACACGTCGACTCAAGGTGGCCAGTCGCTCTCGTCCCTTATCTACGGATGGGTTGAGGGCGACAAGTCCATGGACTGGATCAAACTCGAACTCCGTAAGACAGACCAGTACAAGGCCAGGTTCCCTGGCATGGACGCGCTGTCCAAGAAGGGCATGGCCATTTCTGAAGCTGAGTACATCAGTAATGAACGCGCCTACCTTCAGGTGCTCTCAGCCGCAGGCTTCGAGAAGATCTATGGCACTCGATCGAACTATGCAAGCTTCATGACCTCCGAGGTCAGCCCGCAAGAGCTGGCCTCGCGAGTGCAAATGGCCAAAGACTACGTCAACATGGCGGCTCCAGCATCCGTCAAGGAGCAGCTCCGCACCCTGTACGGCATGACCAACGACGAGATGGCTGCCTACATGCTTGACACGAGCGAGGGCAAGAAGCAGTCGCTTGCTGTGCTGGAGTCCGAGTACACCCGCAGAGTTGGCCAGGCCAACGTCAGCGGTGCCGCTCAGGATGTCGGGCTGGGGCTGTCGACTCCGCTGCGCGACCAGATCGCCGCCATGGGCTACGACTACAACAGGTCCGCCGCTGGTCTCTCGCAGGTCAGGACGCAGGAGGATCCATACCGCAGGCTCGGTCAGCTCTACGGAGTGCAGACCAGCACCGATGAGCTCGTCCAGGAGACCTTCGGCCTGGGTGGAGGGGCTGAAGCCACTACCAAGAAACGCAAGCTTGCCAGTCGGGAACGAGCAGCATTTGCTGGCTCGTCCGCGCTGGGCCAGTCCAGCCTATCTGCCAACCGAATTGGCCAGGTGTAGGACTCGGGGGTGAACGGATAGAGGGACTGTAGAGCCTCACGAAGGCAGCAGACCCAACCTGGGTTCGATTCCCAGCACCTCCACTCCGCAGCAGGATCGATCGGCCCCTGCGCGCGTATTGAGTCCGATAGTCACACATCCCCAACCACTACCCCGGTGGGTCTGGGCGCTCGTGACGAAACCCCGAACCGGGGTCTACACAAGGGAGATACACCATGGCTCAGGATGATCTGGACTTTCTGCTCGACGATGACGCCGAGGAGACCAGTCTTCCCAAGAAGCTGAGAAACAAGATCGACGACTTGTCGTCCAAGCTCAAGGAGCTTTCGGAGGAGAACGCCAGTCTCAAGGCCAGCCAGCGTAAGGCGAATCTGAATCAGATTCTCCAGGACAACGGCTTCAGCCCGAAGGTGGCGAACTTCATGCCAGCCGATCTCGAGCTCACTGAAGATGCAATCAAATCCTGGCTGGACGAGAACGGCGATGTGTTCTCAGGGGCACGCCTGAGCGAGGCGGACATGGAAACTCGGCAGACGTCGGCACCGCCGACTGCACCCGACTCCCAGGTCCGCATGGAAATGGCGGAGATTGGGCCAGAGTCAACCATAACGGTCCCCGCCGATCTGGAGGCGCGAATCTCAAGCGCCAAGACGATGGATGAGCTCATGGCCGTCCTTCGCTCCGCATAACTCACTCGCCAATACCAAGGAGGTAAGGGATGGCTGACGTCCCCACCACAACTGGTGTATTGACGAACCTTGTCAAGACGGCTTTCTCCAAGGTCGTTGACATGCAGCTCTGGACGGAGCCCATGTTCCGTCGCTTCGCTTCGGTGGAGTACACAGATCTGACCAACCCCGGTTCGTCAATCACCAAGTACATCCACGCCGACCTGGCCAATGCCACGTCGACGCTGGCAGAGACGACCGACCCGGATGCGGTGGCCCTGGCCAACCCGTCCTCGGTCTCTATCACCCTGAACGAGTACGGCAACGCGACGATCTCGACGCTGCGCCTGCGCCAGTTCTCTCTGAGCAACATTGACGTTGCCCAGGCAGAGCTCGTGTCCCGCAACCTGCGGAACTCGCTCGACTCGCTGGTCCTCGGCGTTCTTCGTCAGGGCACCAACGTCGTCTACTCGAATGCGGGCAATGTGGACACCACTGGCCCGACCAACACGGTCGGTGCCACAGACGTCTTCAGCTCCAAGCTCGTTCGCTACTCGGTCGCCAAGATGCGTGGTCGTGCAGCTCTCGAGTTCGATGATGGCTACTTCATTGGCTTCATACATCCGGATGTTAGCCATGACCTTCGCGCCGAGACTGGTGTCGCGAATTGGCGCGATCCGCACGTCTACAACGGCACTGGCACTGACCTCATCTGGAAGGGTGAGATCGGTGTGTACGAGGGCGTCAAGTGGATTGAGACGCCGCGTACCTACAGCGCGAGCGACGGTGCGTCGTCCGCGACTGTGCACCGCACGCTGATCATGGGCAAGGAAGCACTTGCCGAGGCTGTGTCCATTGAGCCCGGTATTGTCGTTTCACCCCAGATCGACCGATTCCGTCGCTTCATGACGGTCGGCTGGTACGGCCTGCTCGGCTGGTCCCGCTACCGCGAGGAGTGCCTCCAGCGCGTGGAGTCCATCGCGTCCATCTAGTCATCACGGCTGGCTCTCAGTCCCAACAGGATGTGTGGGACTGGGGGCGAGCTGTGATGCTCGAACCCACCACACTAAGGAGATACACGTGGCGAACGCTCTTTACCCGAAGGGCAAGGAGGGCATCCTCGATGGAACGATTGCCCTGAGCAGTGGCACCATCAAGGCTGCGCTTCTTCGGTCATACACTTACGGATCGGCCCATGAGGATTTGGCTGATATTACTGGCGCTGGTGGCACCATCGTCGCCTCATCCGGGGCTATCGGATCCAAGACCTTCACCTCCGGAGTCTTCGACGCCGCAGATGTGACCTGGACGGCAGTTGCCAATGGTGCAGCCTGCAACAACTTTGTCCTGTACCAGGACGGTGCGACCAATGCGGATCGCCGCGTAATCATGTTCGTGGATTCATACACGAACCTTCCGGTTACGCCCAACGGTGGCGACATCACCATCGAGTGGGACAGCGGGTCCAACAAGATCTTCTCCTGGTGATCTAGGTGGCTGGGGTTCTTGAGAGCCCAGTCTTTCCGCTAGGTCTACCAGACCCGAACCTTCGACTGATCGGTGTATCGCACACCGATACAGTCACATTCGGTTCCGGTGCGGTGGCAGCGCGGATCGGCCTGGGCGGCTCCGCGCTGGTTGATGGCGAGGCGATTGGAAGTGGGTCGATCGCCATTGGCCCGGTCATCCTTGCCGGTACTGGCATTTCTGACACGACCTCGCTCGGATCTGGCGGAATCACGGTCGGATCCGTGTCCGTGGTGGACGATGAGACCGATCATTTCGCTCCTACCCTTGGTAGTGGCAACACTGCCGTTGGTCCAGTCTCCCTTTCTGGCGCCGGAATACAGGACTTGCCATCCTTCGGTGTCGGTGTAGCCACTATCGGTGGCATCACAGTCCTGGACGACGAGGATGACAACTTCCCGGCAACCCTGGGCAATGGCTCACTGGACGTCACGTACACGATCCCCGGCACAGGGCTCACTGACACTGTGACCTTCGGGGCTGGCGTAGTCAGCCCTGGCCCGATAGTTCTCGATGGCTACGGGATCTGGCCCAATACGAAGCATGGGCGTGGAACGGTTCAGCCGACTCGGTACTACTTCGTTGGCCCTGAGCTGCGCTACGCCTTCGGGCGCAAGCACTCTCCCCTGTGGTGGGTGGAGAACGCGGAGGGGGTCACCGTGCTCCGTGAGAACGGTGTATGGAGAGAAACACTCGCCCCAACTGGGGACGAGATCGCTGCCGCTGAACGCGCCTACCGGGGCGGGTACCGCACCGAACTGACCGGGACACAGAAGAACGAGCTAGTAGCTGCCGGGTATGGCAGCTACATCGAGGAGGACTGATGGCCTGTCGGTCAGGCTGCCCCACCAAGGATCACGCCACGTGGGGCGAGTGTGCTCGCTCAGCAAAGCTGAAGGTTGCCTACTGCGGTATTGGGGGTGGAGACGCCACTAAGCAGAAGCAGTGGGATAGAGAGCTTGACTCCTACAAGTCGGCTCGAGGTCAGGGCATCCAGCCCCGATCTACCAAGAAGCACGACATCGAAACAGCCGTTCAGGTCTCCAACCTGACTGGCTCGGCATTCCAGGCGGTGTGACATGACGACATTCGCCCAGACTATCGACGAGGTGCTCGCAAACCTTCGCGGTTACGTTCGTGACCAGGAGCTATCCACTCACCTAACGTCAGGGATCAATTCGACAGCTACGTCCATGGTGGTCAATGACGCCACCGTTCTCTCTCGCGGAAGGGCTGAGATCGGGTCTGAGCTGGTCTGGATTGACGCGGTAAATCGGACTACGAACACGGCGACTATCGCCCCCTACGGGAGAGGCATGGATGGCACGACTGCCGCTGCCCACTCGACCAATGACCGAGTCATCTACCAGCCGCTCTTTCCACGCTACGCAGTGGCTAGGGCCATCAATGACACCCTGCGCTCGGTGACGGGAACGCTATTTGGAGTGGCGTCAACCACCCTGACGGCAAATGCTGCTTACACGACCTACGCCCTTCCGTCTAACACGGAGGGTGTCTATGAAGTGACATGGCAAATTGTTGGCCCAACTAGGGAGTGGCAGGGGATTCGGAGATGGAAGTTCAATTCCAATCCCAACACCACGACCTGGCCTACAGGTAAGACGATTGACATCTTCGAAGACGTGACTCCTGGGCGTACCATCAATGTCTCCTACCGCAAGCAGGTTGGAATCATGTCATCCGAGTCTGACGTCTACACGACAGCCACGGGACTCCAGGAGCGCACGCGCGATTGCATTGTCCTGGGCGCCACCTATCGCCTGCTGTCCGCTGTGGACATGGGCTTGATCGCCACCAGGGCAATCGAGGCAAACACAATGGACTCCAAGATCGCACCAGGCGCCGGACAGACCGCAGCTCGGTTCATGTTCCAGCTCTTCCAGGCTCGCCTCGCAGAGGAGCGAGCCTGGCTACTCGATGAATACCCGGCACAAACCCACTACACGAGGTAGGCCATGCCACGTCGCTATTACAGCTCGACAGCGGTCGAGACAACCCTGACATCCAACGTGTCCAACTCGGCCACGACCCTGCCCGTGGCCTCAACCTCGGGGTTTCCGGGCAGTACGCCATACACGCTCATCCTAGATGAGGGCACGGTCAACGAAGAGATCGTGACCGTGACTGGGGTGGCGTCACTAAACCTGACGGCCACCCGCGGCGTGGATGGGACCACTGCTGTGTCCCACTCCAATGGGGCAACCGTCAAGCATGGTGTGTCAGCTCGCGATTTCGATGAGACGAACTCACACGTTAATGACAACTCTACGGACGTTCACACGCAGTACGTCACTAAAGCCCTAATTG